GGCTACTACCTCATGGCTGCTAATGTTGGTGCAACCACATTTACACTACAAGGAACTGTACCTGGTTCTGGAACAAACCCACCTGCATCTGACACGGGTACATACTCGTCGAATGACTACGAAGGCTGGCTGTCAATTCTTGACGGACACGCTGGTGGAGCTGCTGGTGGTGCTGGAGTTTATCCTGCTGGATTTACTGGTTCATACATCAACAAGTCAGTCAACAGTACTCTGACACACAATGTTCTTTTCACTGCTCTTGAAGCAATGTGGAACGGTGGTTCAGCAGCAACTGGTAACGCATCGCAAACTGGTGGATTCCGTGCCGACCCTGCAGAATTGGTTGCAGAAGGTTCAGACATCGCTCGTCTTGCTGATGAAATCATTGCTTCAGGAGCAAACACAAACTACCGTTTGTTCCTATCAAGCGATGATGTAGGTGGAGTACGCACAGGTGCTGCGGTTTCTGAAGTTCAGAACCCTATCACCCGTAGCATTCTCCGCTGCGTTGTTCACCCTTGGCTGACTCAAGGTACTGCATTCCTTAACTCATACACACTCCCAATGTCTTGGAGCAACGTCTCCAACGTTTGGGAAAACGTTATGGTTCAGGACTACCTGTCAATCAACTGGCCAGTAATTGACGCTTCGTTCCGTTACAGTATTTACATGTACGGTGCACTCGTTAACTACGCGCCACAATACAATGGTGTTATCCAGGGTCTACAGCAGTCAACTGCTGCACTCGGTGGTACAAACGCCTAGTATTATTTTTACAAAGAATTCGGCGGTGGTGCAAACCACCGCCGTTTTCTTTTGTATAATTAAGTCATCAAAACAATTAAGTAGGAAACACTAATGACATCTATTTCAGTTCCACCAGGTTGCACGGGAATCGAACTTCCAAATGGAAAAAAGATTGACGCTAATCGCCAAGGTAAAGTCACAATTGATGAGCCAAGAGACGTGCGTCAAGCAATGAAATCTGGAGTAGCACAAACTGGTGTTATTACAAGGACGGCTTTAGGCTTCGGGCATGTAAAGGGCGGAGGTGCTGAATGCACTGGTTGTTTCTTTACTGGTTGGAAGTGGCAAGACACATGCCCTAAATGCGGCAGTGAAATGAAGATTCAGGAGACAACATGACAGTCTACGGACAAAGTGACATTGACATAGTAACAATTTCTGGTGCTGGGCATTCACATGTACGCACAAAAAATGAAACATACATTAGCGTTAGTTGCGTTGTATGCGAGCCAGAACTTATCAAAATGGGTTGGGTAAATAATATTCGCAATGTTCCATTGACATATGACGAGCAACAAGATGCCGAACTTGCTGGAAAAGACATTGCTCGTTTTGAGCAACTAAAGGTTGCGGAATCTGCTCGTGAAGCAGCCGCAGCAGTCCGCGGTGGAGCAAAGACAACAGCTCGTCGTGGGTCAGCCAGCTAGAAAATGCGTTCGCTGCTCTAAACCGGGCAGATTTGTAGTAAGTTGGTGCGACGATTGTCGAGGTGCTGTTTGTGAAAAGCATGTTCGATGGTCTCATGCTATTGAAAATTGGTTGTGCACAAGATGTAAGAAGAATGAAGACGCACGACTAACACAACAAACTAGCGCGGAGTAGAAGTGGCAACGCCATACATAACACCAACAATCCTTAAGAACGCTCCTACTGGAATTTCATGGGAAACTATTCCAGATTTTGACTCTGACCCAGACGCGCAACTTGCTGAACAAACAAATATTTGTTGGAGAGCAACCCACTGGATTGATGCCTATTGTAACCAACCACTTCGTGCTACGGTGGACGTAGAAGAATTTCTAGGCCCTAACTGGAGGTTCACAACTGCTAACAATGGACTTACTCGAGTTGTTACATCACGATGGCCAGTCACAGAAGTTTTAGGAGCTCAGTATACTTCTTCACTTACTGCTGGACCTACTTGGACTCAAATTCCAGTTAATGCTTTATACGTTGAAAATGCTTTAACAATTTCAAGTGGCATTTCAATTGAGTCTGCTGCCGGTCCTTCTGCAATTATGATTACTCCAGGCTATGTATCTTGGTGGGGAGGTCGCCAAGCATTTAGACTTCAACTTACGTATACAAATGGTTGGGCGCATGCTGGAATTGTCCAACCTGCTGCAATTGGAGACACAACAGTAACTGTTGATGACTGCACTGGAATGGTCAATGGCTCTGTTGGTAGAGGAATGTGGATTTACGACGGTGCCGAAACTGAGTATGTGCAAATTGCGTCTACAAGTGTTTCAAGTGGTCCTGGAGTTGCAACACTTACTTCACCTCTTATGTACTCTCACAATGGAAATTCGCAGTCTCAAATTATTATTTCTTCTCTTCCAGAAGATGTCCAGCAAGCAGCTATTCTTCATGCAACTTACCAAGCTTTAGCTCGTGGTTCTACTGCTACAACAGTACAAAACATGCCTGGAAGTGTTGTAAATCAAGGAGCTTCTATTAGCGTTGTTATGGGAGATGTAAAAGATATTCTTAAGCCATATAGAAGAGTTATTTAATGGGTGTAAATGTAATCCAAACAAAAGCAAAAGAAATAACAAATGGCATTTCTTCTCCCTTATATAGAAGAGACTTGGTTGCGTACATTACTCCTCCAAATCCAGGAAAACTTCCTGGGCCTGCTGCTTATGTGTGGGTCACAAGTGGAACTAATAAACGTCAAACTGCTAAACGTGGTACTGGATTTAGAAACACTTCATGGATAGTAAGTGTTTGGCTTATGAGTCCAGATAATGCAAACAACCCAAATGCTGACTCCGCATTTGCAAGTTTAATTGATGCTGTGGTTAACGCATGGGTTACTACTCCTATGCCAATTACTGTCACAGATGCATTTACTGGGGAACAATCTCAACTTGTTGCAATTGGTGAGCAATTTACTATTCAACAATCGCCTGCACATGTTCTTGCAGACCAAAGATTGTATTTATACGAAGCTCTTCTTGAATTCACAATTGAAGAAATGTCAATACCGTAATGAGACGTTCTTTTATTACAAAAGTTAGAGGTCTAGAAAAACTTGAGTTTGACTGGGTGGCCACTCAAAGAAGAGCAATGGCAACAATCATTCCAATTGTTCTTATGGAACTTAAAAAAGATGCTCCAGTTAGTAATGTAAAACCAGATGCTGGAAGGTTTAGAGCTTCAATAGGATACAGAATTGAACCTTTAACTGGTGCAGTAAAAGTAAAGTTTGTTTCTACAGCGCCATATGCTAAGTATGTGCTTGAACCTACAACTGGCGGTACAGTTATCACTCCGCAAAAAACTCTTGCATTGCGATTTAGGAACGGCTTTGGAGACTATGTTTTTGCTTCTTCTGTTGTTCGTGGAGACACAAAAGGTAATGATTTCAATAAAAAAGTTGCAATAAAAATACGACCATTAGTCTTAGAAGCATTTGGTAAGTCTATGACTATAGTTTCAACTTCTGATTAGGATAATATCTACTCTATGGCTCAACTTAAATACATTGGACTTATTGAAAAGACTTTGATTGACGTAGCTCCTCTTGTCACAGGCACAATTATTGATGTCACCGATGAGTTTGCAAAACGTCTTCTCACTGCATTTCCTGACCAATATGAGAGCGTAAGCGGTCAGCAAGCTAAAGAAGCTCCAAAAGCTTCAAAAGCGCCGACCGCTAAAGTCGAGGACTCACCAACAACGACGCCAAATGAAGAAGTCAAAACAGACTCTTCTGATGCACCAACTAACTAATTAAGAGAGGTTTTTGACCACACCGATTGTAGAAAAGTACGGTTCCCTATCCGCCGTAGGAATTGCTAAAGAGACCACATTCGGTACTCCGGTAACTCCTACATCATTTGTCCCATTCACAGATGTAACACTTGAGTCTGACCCAGGTCTATTCTTCCCTCAAGTTGTTATGGGTATTCGAGATGTAAATGTTTTTGCATTGTATGGAGAATACAAGCATGCTGGAGACGTTAGCGCTCCTTTCTTTCCAACAAATGGTTTAGAGCTATTTGTTGCTGCAATTGGTAGTGACACTGTTACAAGTGCAGGTGGTGGAAAGTATCTTCACACTATTGCTGCTGCAAATTCTTTGAATTCAATGACTGTTGAAAAGAACATTGGTGGGTACCAGTCATTGCAATTTGCTGGTTCTAAAGTTGGAAAATACAACGTTAAAGCTTCTGCTGGAGACAATGCTGTTGAATTCACAGCATCTCTTGTTTCTAAAAGTGCAACAGTACTTGACACGCCAAGTAGCCCAATTTCTGTAGTTAATGAATCTCCTTTTGTATTTGCTGAAGCAGAACTTTCTGTTTTTGGAAACACTAATTTGATTCAAGTTACAAGTGTAAGCATTGATATTGAAAACGGTCTAAAACCTACATATACATTTAATGGTTCACACGATTTGCAATTTTTAACTCCTTTAACTCGTAAAGTTACTGGTCAAATTCAAGTTGTATTTGATAGTTTGGATGACACTGACTGGGGTTACTACACTAAGTTAATGAATGGAACTCAAGGTTCACTTAATGTTTCATTTACTCACCCAAGCGGCCAAGCAATGACTATTACATTGCCACAAATTAACCTTTCAAAGTATGCAGATGACATCAAAATGGATAACGTTGTTATGTCTACTCTTGACTTTGAAGCATCATACGACTTGGCAACTGCTACTGCTAGTATTGGTGCAACAGTTACTAATCTCGTTTCAACAGCATACTAGGACACAACCGACAACAAGATAGAGGAAGATTTATATGGCAGGATTTTTATCACTGTTCAACGAACCTGAGCGAATAATTGTCGCAAAAGGATTTTGGATTGACATAAAAACATCACTTACGGCAGAGGACTATGAAGCAGCTCAAAGAGCACTTCTTGGTAAAATGTCAATGAGTGGCAATAATCTTACAGCAGAACCAGACACTATTGCGTATCAAAACGAACTAGTTTACCGTGCAATTGTTGATTGGAATCTTACTGATGAAGAAGGAAATGACTTACCACTTACACCAGCCAAATTAAAGCACAATTCAATTAGTCGCCTTCCACAGGCAGTTTTTATTGACATCTATGAAAGAATTAACGAAGCTTCTAAGCCTCGTTCTGGAGAAGATGAGATTCAATTTCGTGACGGCGGTGAGAGCCGCGATAATGGGAATGAAAGTCTCGGCGGAGCATCCGTCTCTACAGAAGTTTCTAATTGAAAATGCGCTCTATGAGCGCGTAGGTCTTAACTTTGAAACATTAAAGCTAAGACCGCTTAAAGAAGTTCAAGACTATATTACAATTATAAATGTGATTGCCAATGAAGAAAATAGGCAGCGCGCCAAGCAGGACGCTGAACTTAACAAAGGCAAGCAAAGGTACTAAGAGTGGCATTAACTAAAGACCTCACACTTCTTCTTGGTATTGAAGCAACTCAAAACATTGTAGAGCAGTTCGGTCTTGCAAACGAGCAAATACAAAAACTTCGTAATTATTTTGGTCTTGCCGGAGATGCGGCGGAACAATCCGGAACAATTATGACGACGGCGCTTAATGATGTTGAAATAGCTGGAGGACTTGCAAATGTACAACAACAAGAACTTATTACTGCTCAAGAACGTCTTAATACAGTAACTGCAGAGTTCAAAACAATTTCAGAGCAAGCATCACAAGGCGACATAGCAGCTAAAGAAGCGCAAATTGCTGTGTCTAAAGAGTACATGGCTACTCTTCAAATGGTTAACAAAGCAGAACTTGATGCCGCTGCTGCCACAAAAGTCCACACCGATGCATTAAACTTACAAGCGCAAGCAGAAGGCGTAGGTGGAGGAACATCAACTGTAGATAAATTAAACTCAATTGGTCCAAAAGCAGCAATTGTTACTGCTGCAATTATTGGTATTGGTTATGAATCAGCAAAAGCAGCGGCAGAATACCAACAATCTGTAATTAAAATTGCTAATAGTGCTAATCTTCCAATGGAAGCGGCAGACAAAATAGGTCAATCTTTCTTGAACATGTCAGAAAGTTCTATTTTTAGTGCTCAAACAATTGCAAGTTCTTACGGTTCCGTTGCTGGTCAATTAAGTACACTTACAAAACACACACTAACTGCTAAAGACGCCGTAGATTTTATGAAAGTTGCTGCTGAAGGCGCAGCAGCATCTGGGCAGCCTCTTGCAACGGTNACAACTAACCTTGCAAAAATTATGCAACAGTATCAATTAAATGTGAAAGATGCTGCCACTGCTGAAAGCGAACTTTATAACGTAGGCCGTCTTACTGGTCAAGGAATGTCTGCGGTCACACAACAGATAACTCGTATGAAGGGTCAATTAGGAATTCTTGCTCCAAGCATTAAAGATACAACTTCTTTGATGCTAGACATGACTGAGCATGGAATGAACCCAAAGAGGTCATCGCAAGCTCTTAATAGTATGCTTAACACATTGCTAAAAACAGGTAGAGCGACGGTGCCAACA